CTGGTCGTGCTTTAGTTTTAAAAAAATCTGTTAGATTAAATAAAGATATACACTTTTTTTCTAAATGTTTATTACATGGTATGGGAGACAACCGAGTGCCAAAAGAATTTTATTCAAATGGTCAAGATGGTTCTATTTATAGATGGACAGGATTAAAAAAAGTTCCTTGGGATTTAGAAGGTAATTGGATGGTCCTTGCAAGAATAAATGATGTTAAGAAGGAGCTACAGCAGGAGGCTAGAAATTTATCTTTGTATTATCAAGATGTAAAAGGCAATAAATCTTTTGACCCTAATCAATTCTTAGCAATCCAATATTGGGAAAAAATATGCGAAGGTGGGTCTATCTCTAGAGAAGAAGCCTGCACCATGTACGAATATTTATTAAACATAGACCACGGCTACCGGTCAGCGGATAGTAAAAAATGGAGCTTTGCACATCCTAATCAAGTATTTACATTTGATGAATTGCATTTAAGGTGTGGAATGCGTGATGAAAAAGGAGTTTGGAACCAAGTGTTTAAGAGAAAATTTAAAGATAAAGATAAAATGTATTTTGAAAAATTAATGAAAGAAGGTGTTGACTTAAATCAACCACCAAAAATTACAATAGATACGATACATCAAGTAAAAGGTGGTGAAGCTGATAATGTTGTTTTAGCTAGTAAATGTAATTTTCCATCTCATTTTGACAAAAAAAATTTACAAGAAAAAGTAAAAGAACTTAGAGTTTGGTACACAGGGGCTACTAGATCTAAACAAACTCTACATCTGTTGGGGACTTACCATCAATATAACTTTCCATTAGGTAAATATTTTAAAACTTACGAGGCTAATTATGCAAGATAAACCTGCATTAAAAATTTTATCTTTAGGAGCTGGTGTACAGAGCTCCACTATGGCTTTGATGGCAGATGCAGGAGAGTTTGGTGAGAAACCTGATGCAGCTGTATTTGCTGATACGGGTTGGGAGCCTGCACCTGTAATAAAGCACTTAGAATATTTAAAAAGTGTAATTAGTTATCCTATACACATTGTTAAAAAAGGTAATATTCAAGATGATATTTTAAAAGCTCTGTCTCCAAGTGGAAATCAATTTGCATCAGCACCATTTTACACATTAAATGAACAAGGTAAAAAGGGCATGGGTCGTAGACAATGTACAAGAGAATATAAAATAACTCCGATTGCAAAAAAAATTAGAGAGATATTTGGTTTAAAACCTAGACAAAGATTTCCCAAAGATAAACATGTTGAAGTATGGGTTGGAATATCAACTGATGAAGTTATGAGAATGAAACCCTCAAGATTTTGGTGGCAAAGAAACAGATGGCCTTTGATAGAAAAGAAAATGTCCAGACAAGATTGTTTAAAATGGTATGAGGGTAAAGGTTACAAGATACCAGTTAAATCTGCATGTATTGGCTGCCCTTTTCATGATGATAATTTTTGGATTGATATGAAAAAGAATAGACCAGAAGAATTTGCAAGTGCTGTAGAATTTGATAAAAAGATGAGAATGCATAATCCAAAAGTAAAAAACTTTGTACATAGAGCTTGCGTGCCACTAGACGAAGTAAAATTCAAAAGTGATGACCAAATAGATTTGTTTAATCAAGAGTGCGAAGGAATGTGTGGTGTTTGATGACTGATAAAGATATGTTTGACGATGCTTTTCCACAAGATAAACAAATTGGAGGATCTCATTATAAACATTTTCACATACAACCCTACGAATTTATTTCTAAAAATGAATTATCGTTCTTTCAAGGGAATGTAATTAAATACGTTTGTAGGTATCGTTTTAAAAATGGTATTGAAGATTTAGAAAAAATAAAACATTATTGTGATTTAGAAATTAAAAAAATAAAGGATACAAAAAAATGACACCAACTTATGGTTTTGGCATGTTAATGATGGGAGTAATAGCTATAGCCATAGCTTCAATAATAATTTATTTTATATTTAAAAAAATTAAATGAAGTATGATTCGTTTTATATTTATAATTGGTATTGTTATGACCCTGACAGGGTGCGCAAAAGATATAGATCTAAATCCATATACTACAATTGTAAGGCACATGCTGACTTCAAACGCTAAATGACTCACCAACTAAATTTTATTTACAATGACTCCGATTGGGTTTGTCCAAGTGAGTATCCAGATTTAAGACACGCTAAAGAAATAGCGATTGATTTAGAAACAAAAGATCCTAACATTAAAACAAAAGGTTCGGGTTGGGCAACATTTGATGGCCACATTGTAGGTTTTGCAGTAGCTGCTTTTGATCAACAATGGTATTTTCCTATACATCATGATGCTGGAGGCAACATGGACGAAGGAATTACAGTCGCTTGGATGCAAGAAGTTTTAAAAACACCAGCAACGAAAATTTTTCACAATGCAAGTTATGATGTTGGTTGGCTCAAAGTAAATGGCTTTCAGATTAATGGTCCTATTGTCGACACGATGATAGCTGCAGCTCTTATTAATGAGAACAGATATAGTTTCAGTTTAAATGCATGTGCTAAAGATTATCTTGGTGAAATAAAAAACGAAACTTTTTTAAATGAAAAAGCAAAGGAGTGGGGTATTGATCCTAAAGCTGATCTGTGGAAGCTGCCTGCAGGCTATGTTGGATTTTACGCAGAGCAAGATGCTGGATTAGCATTAAGACTATGGCAGCATTTTAAAATAGAAATATCTAAGCAAAGTTTAAATGATGTATGGGAGATGGAGATGGAGCTATTACCTATATTAATTGACACTAGAATGAGAGGAATAAGGGTTGACGAAGCCCAGGCAGCTAAGTTAAAAAAAGAGTTCAAACAAAAAGAGTCTGAGGTTTTATCAAGCATAAAATCTCAGACCACGCTTGACGTAGATATTTGGGCAGCAAGATCAGTAGCACAAGTTTTTGATAGGATTGGAGTTGATTACCCACGAACACCAAAAAGTGATGAGCCAAGTTTTACCCAAAACTGGCTAGTGAATTGTAATAACCCGATAGCGCAACTAATAAGACAAGCAAGAGAAATAAATAAATTCCATTCAACATTCATAGACTCCATTCAAAGATATGTTCACAAAGGTAGAATACATTCAGAAATAAATCAACTAAGATCTGATCAAGGGGGCACAGTTTCTGGAAGACTGTCGTACTCTAATCCTAATCTTCAACAGATTCCTGCAAGGAATAAGGAGTATGGTGATAAAATAAGAAGTTTGTTTTTGCCTGAAGAAGGAAGACAATGGGGAAGTTTTGATTATAGCCAACAGGAGCCTAGATTAGTTGCTCACTATGCTGCAGCTGTAGATA